AAAAAAAAGGGCAAAACCATTCCAGCTTATAATAATAAGGAACTATCCGAATTCAGGCCGGGCATATTTCAATACTAATCTGAAAGTATCGCTGGAAGACATAAAAATTGAGGAAAATGCTGAAGAGGGAATGGATGTATATGTTGATGTGACTTTTAAGGATTTCATAGACCCACGTCCTAAGTTGTATAAAAAAAATGCTGACGGAACTGTAAGCGCAGAAAATCAGAGATGGACAGATAAAGTTGAAAAGAAAATATGCAGTACAAAATATGGTGAAAAGCTGTGGCAGATAGTGAGGCGTGAAACAGGAGGACTGGATCAGCTAGAAACAGTTATGGAAGTGAACGGAATTTCCGCGGTTACGAATGCGTTGTCAGATAAACTGAGGTTGTGGTAGGAATGCTGGAAAAATTAGGTAATAAAATAAAATCGTTCATGTCAAAGCCAGCCGAAGAGAAATATGAAATGGAAAAAGACATAGAACTTATTATTGCAAGTCAGAGTACCGAGACTGTAATATCGCCTCTTGTGACAGACAGTATTGAAGTGTCGTGGGAAAGAAAGGCAACACCTGGGAAAATGACCTTCAAAATGATTTTTGATGAAAGGATCCAGGAAGGCGATCAGGTAAGTCTCAAATATCGAGGACAGAACATGTTCCTGGGTTATGTTTTTGTTAGAAAAATGACAAAGTCTAACATAGTAAGTATAACAGCGTATGACCAGCTTAGATATCTGAAAAGTAAAGCGTATTATGTTTTTAAAAGTAAAAAGGCAAGTGATATTGTCAAGCTTATAGCAGAGGATTTTAAACTTGCATGCGGAGAGATTGAAGATACGGGGCACGTCTTTGAAAAAAGGCGTGAAGATGGAACATCTCTGATTGACATGGTACAGGGAGCTTTAAGCGAAACCCTGAGACTTACGGGAAAAAGATATGTAATTTATGATGACTATGGGAAATTAACTTTAAAGGAAACAGAAAAACTGAAACTGGAAGATCTTATTTTTGATAATACTTCAGGAAAAGATTTTGACTTTGAAAGCAGCATAGATAAGGAAACATATAACCAGGTGGTATTGGACTATGTGAATGACAAGGAAAAAAAATTAGAAAAATATCAGGTGTTTGACAGTGCTAATATAACAAAATGGGGATTGCTGCAATACTTTGAGAAAATTAATAAAAATACAGCAACTGAAGCGGAAAGAAAAGAACGTGCAGAGAAAATGCTGAAATATTACAATCAGAGAACAAAGTCATTTAAACTGAAAGGAATATTCGGGGATATCAGAATCCGTGGGGGCTCTTCTTTCATTGTGTATATGGATGTTGCTGAATTTAAGCTGGCAAATTATATGCTGGTCGATAAAGTTACACACAAGTTCGGGTTCAAGGAGTATTTTATGGATCTTGACCTGGAAGGAAAAATAGGAGAGGAGGAAGGACACAGTGGCGAAGTTAGAACAAGCTCTGAAACTGATGATAAATAATGCTGTTGAATACAACAAGCCGTGCGAGATTTACGCAGGGAAAGTCAAAACTGTATCCCCTCTGACAATCCTGCTCAATATAAATGTCCCTGTGCTGGAAGAGGATGAGCTTATTTTGACGCATCTTGTTAAAGATTATGAAGTTGACATATCTGTAAGTCATGAAACAGAGGAATTTGAACTTGTTGAAGGTGCAATGACTGACATAAAAAAACATAAACACGAATACAAAGGACGTAAAAAGATTACAATTCATAACGGGTTGAAAGTCGGAGAAGGTGTGCTTTTGATAAGACAACAGGGAGGTCAGAAATTTATTGTTCTTGACAGAATTGATAATCCACAGACTGAAGGTGAGTGGTTATGATACCAAAAATTAAAACAAGTGCAGACATAACGGTAAAAGAATTACCGACAAAAACACACAGGATGGAACTGTATGAAGGTAATTACATTCTCGGATTCGTTGATAGTCTGAAGGCTATGGAACAGGCAATTTATAAGATTATACGAACGGAACGCTATAAATATATTATATATTCCTGGAACTATGGAATTGAGTTGGAAGACCTGTTTGGAATGCCTGTTGAATATTGTGTCGTGGAACTGGAGCGTCGAATATCAGAGGCACTGTTACAGGATAACAGGATAACAGCAGTCAATGGATTTGAATTTGATACTGAAAGCGAGAGAGGAACAGTTCTGATTAAAAAGTTCGTTGCAGAAACAGTATTTGGAGAAATTCAGATTAATGACGGGCTGTCAGTGACAATAATCTAGGAAAGGAGGTAGATGCATGTTTGAGGTAATGACATACGAACAGATAATGGAGCGGATGCTGGCAAGAGTTCCAAATAATCTTGATAAGCGTGAAGGTTCAGTCATATGGGATGCATTAGCTCCTGCAGCAATGGAACTGGAAAGCCTATATTTTGTTCTACAGGATTTTATAAAAGAAACGTTCGGAGATACAGCCAGCAGGCCTAATCTGATAAGAAGGGCAAGTGAAAGAGGGATAATACCTTACAAGGCAAGCAAGTCAATTCTGAAAGGTATTTTTGACGTAGAAGTGCCCCTGGGTAGCAGATATAGCTTAGATGATTTAAACTATACAGTCACAAAATTTATACAACATAACACAGGAACCGGATTATACGAATATCAGGTTGAATGCGAAACACCCGGAAGGGACGGAGGAAGGAAAACAGGAAACTTAATTCCGATTGACTACATAAATGGATTAGGTAGAGCTGAAATAACGGAACTTTTAATTCCCGGACAGGATGAAGAAGAGACAGAAAAACTGAGACAGAGGTACTTTGACAGTTTCAACATGAAAGCATATGGAGGGAACATATCTGACTATAAACTTAAAGTGCACGAAATCGAGGGTGTGGGAGCTGTCAAGGTGACACCAGTATGGAATGGTGGCGGAACTGTATTATTAACCATACTTGACAGTGATTTTAATCAGGCAAGTCCTACGCTGATTAAAAAAGTGCAGGATACAATGGATCCGACAAAAGATGCTAGAGGCCTTGGGGTTGCCCCTATCGGGCATGTCGTGACAGTACAGGGGACAAGCAACGTTGCAATTAACATACACACAAACATCACATTTGAGCCTAATTTTTCATGGCCACTTGTAAAATTAAAAGTTGAGGAAGTGGTAAAGAATTACTTGCTAGATCTGAGAAAAACATGGGCTCTTAAAAATGAAAAAGTGAGTAATAATCTAGTTGTGAGGGTGTCACGTATAGAGGCAAAAATACTTGATATAAATGGGATTTTGGACATTCAGAACACAACAATAAATGGGAGTCCTAACAATCTGCAATTAACTGAATACCAGATTCCTGTGTGGGGAGGTATCACAGTATGACGATTTTAGAAAATATTAACGTCGACCTGCTGTCATATCTCCCTGATTTTATGCAAGAATACAGGGAAATTAGGCGGATAATGGAAAGCGAAGAACCTGAGCTGAGGTTGTTGTGGGAGCTGCTTAGGAAAGTATTTAATAACCAGTTTATTCAATATTGTGACGAGGATGGGATAAGTAAGTTTGAGGAAATGTTGGGATTACACAGGTATGAAAATGATACGCTGGAAATTAGAATTTTTAGGGTTTTAACTTATTGGAATGACCAAATCCCTTACACATGGAGAGTTTTAGTGAATAGAATGGATCAGCTATGTGGTGCTGGAAACTACGAACTGAGTCCCAATTTTAACGTGTATGAGCTTGGAATCACTACTAAGTTTGATGATGCGAAAAAATATGACGAACTGAACAACATGCTCAAAACAATATTGCCCGCAAATTTAGGATTTAACAGTATTAATATACTTACTCCAAAAACTGAAAACAGAATATTTATATCTAATGGGGTAATAAACTATATGAAATATGAGATAAGTGCAAAACTACCTGATGCGGTATTTAAAATATTTGCCACTACAGGATTTATGCACGGTAAAAAATACGTGATAGGAGGTTAAAAAAAATGGCAATTTTTAGAGATACGACAGTAACGGATAACGGGAGAGCATTGATAGCAAATGCACTTGGAAACAACAAGCAGATTACGTTCACTAGAATGGTAACATCAAGTAAGGTTTACAGCGATACTACTGACATATCAAAGCTCATAAACATTGATGAAATAAAGCAGACTGTCAATCTGTCAAGAGTAAGCCAGGAAGGTACGAAAGTAAGACTGAATGCGATATTTACAAATGCATCCGTTAACAGTGCGTATAAAATTGAAACTATAGGGCTGTATGGGAAAATAGACTCGGGGAATGAAATACTGTACAGTGTGACAAGAGCGACAGAGGCTGATACGATGCCCGCGACAAACGGGATTAATCTGGCCACGGTTGAGATTGACTTGATTACTGAAATAAATAATTCTAACGGGGCAACAATGCAGATTAATCCATCCACTTTGGTTACACTGTCAACTCTACAGGACTACATCAAGCATGAAGAAAAAATGAACTGGATGGGTACAGATGGATATGGTGGACTATTGCAAGATGCAGGAACTAAAAAAGTAGGAATAGCATACTATGATAAAGCGAATAAGCAGATGGTTGTTCCAACCGTTGAAAATAATCTGACTTATTTCGAGGGGTCGAAATTTATTCCAATTTCGGACTATCAGAATGCAAAAAAATTGGAAAATTTATCCAAAGTTCATCAAGCGAAGTTGTATGTCCATTCTGAAGCGACAGGACAAGGCAGAACAACTTGCAATATTATCCAGAAAGTCGGAAACGTAGTAACAATTATCTTTGACAGTGGAGACACTTTGAGATATACGAGTGATAATACTGTAATCTTCAGCATTCCCGAAGGTTACCGACCTAAAACGTTTCTATCCGTAAATGCATCGCAGTTCAACGGCACTGCTGGAACTATTTATATCCAGCCAGATGGAACTGCTAAATGGCGAGGTTCAACGGTGTCTACAGCAAGTATAATATTTTCAGTTAGCTATATTGTTGATTAAGTAAAATAAGCAACTAAGACTTTTATATTTTTTACAGGAACGTTGGAAGCGTTGCCCTTACTTCCTACTCTGATACAGTTTGAATCAATATCTAAATTGCAGTATTCGAACCAGCTTGCTTGGTTAATATTAGTAACAGATATTACTTTATCTTTTTTTATGTGCGAGGGAAGATTGACATACCACTCTGTCGTATCAGTTCCTGCAATGTATCCGAGTAAATTTGTCATTGACAAAATCTCAATTTTGAATAAATTTTCCAATCTATACAGAAATAATTAATAAAAAAAATAAGGAGGTAAAAAATGATAGTAAATATATATGATAAAAATAATTTACAGGTTGTTGCACATCCCGTTGCGACAAACCTGGAAGATTTTAAAGATAATCCTGTTTTATTTTATCCCGACTGGGATAATACAAAGCATATCTGTTCTGATACGGAATTTCAAAATCCGATTATAGCCGCAGGAATTATCAGAGAAATGACAAAAGAAGAACTATATAACACTGGAAAATACACTCTTGCGAATAACGAAATATTTGCAGACGGAAAAATCAAAACGGTTGCACTTTCCGAATGTGAGTATGTGGAAAACAATGTTATTAAATTAAACAGAGAAAAACGGATAGAGCAGATTAAAAAGGAACTCTATGATTTAAGACTTGCCTATGATGTAGCTCCATTCGAGTTTGAAGTAGGTGGCGTCAAATATCTGCAGAATAACAGGAGTATAGACCAGTCAAATCTGACAAGAATAGTTGTCATGTGTCAAGCAATGAAAAAAACAGAATTTGAGAACTGGAAATTTTATACAAAAGATAACAGTGAAAAATATGTCAATTTAACATTGCAGGACATGATGAAAATGGC